CATCTACTGCGTCCAAAGTTCTTTTAAATTTACCTGCGTGAGATCTTTCAGCTTTGGCTAGTGTTTCAAACCAATCAGCAATCTCTTCAAAGCCTTCGTCTCTCGCTGTTTTTGCCATACCTGGGTACATGTCTGTGTATTCATGTGTTTCACCATCGATAGCACTCTCTAGGATTTCTTGCACTGATTTAGCTGGTAGTCCTGTTCCTGGATCACCAACTCCACCTTCAATACAGTATTCCATGTGTCCGTGAGCGTGACCTGTTTCACCCTCAGCAGTTGAACGAAATACTTGAGCAACATCAGGATATCCTAATACGTCACATACTGATGCGAAGTATAAGTATCGTCTGTTTGCCATTGATTCACCAGCAAATGCATCCTTTAAGCATTGTTCTGTTTTTGAACCTTTAAGTTCCATTTATATCTCCATTAAACTTTAATCGTATTACCTCTTCCAGAATTTTTCTTAATCCTTTTTAAAAGATCTCGATAGTCTCCAGAAGTTTTAGAAATTGCATCACCTCGCATCGATATGATGTCTGGTTTTGCGTTAATTATCTGTTCATATTTACCTGAGTCAAGTTTTTCTTGTCTCTGAGAAATAGAACAAAATTCTTCGGTTACTTCGCCTGTCTCTTTATTTTTAAAAGTATACGTTGGCATTAGTCAACTGATTTAATCAATCCAGGAAATGCATCATTAATAGTTGCTCTTGTTAATCCAGCAAAACCTTCTTTATCTTTCATTTTAACTAAATAAACAGCTTCCTCTGGATGGACTGATTCTAATAATCCTATGAACATTTGTTCTCTCTTGTAATCTGGTAAATCGTTTCCTCGACCACCTTTAATAAAGTAAGAGTACTCTTTATATCGTCTTAGTATTGAAGACGGTGCTGATTCAGGTTTATTTGCTACATAAGGTGGTGAACCTTTAGGTAAGTTAAATTCAAGCGTGTGATCATAAGCACAGCGTATTGTATCTTTTAATGCCCAACTCTCATTTTTCTTAAGTAGTTCAACTTTTTCTTTTTTACTTGCAGCAACTTCAACTTTTTGTAAGATTTCCCAAATTGCTAATACGGTATTGTAAGCCATAATATTTTTACCTCAATTTTTTACCATTCTATCATAATTTAATCTAAATGTACAATATTCTTTTCAGTTAAGTATTTTCTATTTTTTAAATGTTCCTCTTCAATGTCATCTTTTGATTGACCATGATAAGCAACTCCAACGTGATCGTTAATCATTTTAGTAACCAACGTTGTGTCATCTACTTTAAAGTCAGCAAGTATTCTACCAAACTTTCCTGTTCCATCTTTAAATGTAATCAGTGTTTGTGTACTTCCTGTTGGTAGATGTCCTTTGACATATGCCTTTGCATAATTACCAAATACTTTTTCTACTTTATCTCTAGTTCTTGATTCTGGTGTATCGATTCCCATAAATCTTACTCTTTGATTTCTCAACCAAACATCAAAACCTAGATCTATATCTATATCTGCAGTATCACCATCTATGACTCTTTTGATGACACATTTATAACTATAATCCATTATTTTACCTCGTATAATTGTAGACCTCTCGTTCCATCATAAACGAATGCGTCTAATCCTGTGTTTTTAAGTATATGAAATGCTTCATCTATTGTGTTAAGTATAGGTTTACCTTGTACATTAAACGATGTGTTTAATAAAACTCCACCGTGATGTTGAAGAATCTCATATAAAATCTTATTTTGTCCTTTTGTAACTGTTTGTACTCTTGCAGTATTGTCGACATGCGTAATCGCAGCTAATTTCTCCTTATGCTGTTCTTTTACTTCTAAAGCAAAACTCATGTATTGCATATGATGGTAATTGCCTGACATAAAGTATTTATCCACGTCTTCTCTTTTACAAATAGGTGCAAATGGTCTATACCATTCTCTAAACTTCACTTCTGCATTGAGTTTATCTTTCATTCCAGTAATTGATGGATCACATAAGATTGAACGATTGCCTAAAGCTCTTGGACCAATTTCCGAGTTACCTTGAATAAGACCAATGATCTGCCCTTGTTTTAATCTATCAGCTATATCTTTTTCAGTTACAAAATCATGTTTCGTCCAGTATTCATTTCTCTCATCAAGTATTGGTAGTCCAGCATAAGTAGCATCAACTCTATTTCTATCACCATCGTTTCTCAATCGATACTCAGCTAATGTTCCAAACGATAATCCTCCATCTGCAGGATTCGGTGGAACATATAAGTCTATTTTTGGAAATTCCCTTTTAATTCTTTCATTTACTAAAACATTTAGAGCCACTCCACCTGAAAATATAAGTCTATTATCATATTGTTCAATTTTGTCATAGTGCTCTCTAATTTTATCACATACTATTTCTTCGACAGCAACTTGTAAATTTTTGGCAAAGTCATAACCATCTTGTCCTTTTAAATGTGCAATGGCTCCTGGTTTTATTGGGTCTGTTTTTGTTTTCCACCAATGTCCACTATCAGTTTCTTTTTCTACTAAAACTTTTGTTCTTTCTACAACTGCAATATCATAATACAAATCAGGTTGTACACTTGGAAATACTTCTTTTAAAAATTTTAGAGCCATAAAGCTTTCTCTCTTTACTTTTCTACTTCCACGATATCCAATCACTTCGTTATTTAAAATGTTGTCATTGATTAATAACTTTAATTCATTTTTTAAATCTTCATTATAATTTCCATAAGCAGATAATCCCATAACCTTTCCTGCTATGTCTAATGGATTATGTGTACTCAAAGCAACATCTTCAATAAATGAACCTAATAGATTCATGTTCCTTCCCATATTTGCATGACTATGCCATCTTTTTACGATGCCTCCATCACTTTGAATAGTAAATCCATTAAATACACCATCATCTCCACCACCATCAGCTGTGATTACATAAGCTGAAGCAAATGGAGATTGTTTCCATCCGCAATAAGCATGAGCTACGTGGTGAGGACAACCATTGACAACATTCTTTGTGTTGAGAGTATATTCAATCACTTCAGGATTTAATTGTTGATGGAAAAAATGTCGATCTGGACAAGCAGTTCCATTGATTACCGTATGGAAATCATTTTCTATTCCCCAATATTTTTTTGCTAATTCTAAAGCTTTAGGAATTGCTTCAAGAGGATTTATATACTCATCTCTAAATGGAACATAATGTTTTGTTTCCATACGAGCATGTTTAAGACCAAACAATTTTTCAATTTCTACAATATGATATGAATTATGTGCTGAGCTGTAGAAAGTTATGTTTGCGTTGTGACCTGGATAGATCGATATAATATTTTTATTCATTTGTCAAATGCTTTGAGTGAATTTTACACCCGATAAACTCATTGTAATAATCATCATTAAATAGTACATTTCTATCTATTTGTTCTTTTATTTCATAGTAAGAACAATCTGCTCTCTTTTTACAAAAGTGCAATATTTCTCTGTGATAGTTATCTGGATTTTGTGCAACGTTTTCTTGTAGTTGCTGATTAGACCCATAATATTCCTTCCAATCAGATTCGACGATCGATCTTCTTTTTCTTTTTTGCCCTTTTAAAGGTGGAAGTGTTTTCTTTTTCCAAAAGAATTTTTTACCTACATACTTTTTATTTGTAGATTTTTCTGTTATGAGATAGACGAATCCATACCAATCATCAATAGGACCTTCAAAAGGTTGTTCATTATAATACCACATCGAAAATATTTATTCATTATTTAAGTTGATGATTTTAGCCTCCTCTCCACACATGCAACAGAAAACTGGCATTTCATCAACCCCATAAACTGTGAGGTGAGTATTTGTATCACAGTAATCACAATTTATTTCGTATTCATAATCTTCCACTAAGCAGCTCCCCAAACATCATCCCATTTTCCAGTGAGTGCACCTCTTGCATAATCGGTTGCTCGATTCTCAAAGAAGTTTGTATGAGTAGGAGCATTGATCATCTCTTCAACCCATAGCAGTGGATTCTTTTTAACTTTAAATATTCCTTTCATACCTAAAGCAATTAATCGTCTATCAGCAATATAACGAATGTATTGCTGTACATCTTCTTTTGCTAAATCTTCCATTGGACCCATTGCAAATGCTAGGTCAATGAACTTATCTTCTAGCTCTACCATCTTTGTAGCGATGGTATATATCTGTCCCTTCAGTTTATCATTCCAAACGTCCAAGTTTTCCTCGACATATTGCCTGAAAAGTTTTATCATGGCTTCACAATGTTGTGTCTCATCAACGATAGACCACGTAACAATTTGACCCATACCTTTCATCTTTCCATGTCGAGGAAAGTTCAATAGCATAATAAAAGAACTGAATAATTGCATACCTTCGGTGAAGGCACTGAATGCTGCAATATTCGTAGCAATTGATTCTTTGGTTCCATTCTTACCAGATAGTTCCATAAAATACTCATGCTTATCTTTCATAGACTCATACTCAAGAAACTCATTATAGGTTGATTCAGGCATACCTAAAGTTTCGATTAAGTGTGAGTAGGCTGCAACGTGCAAAGCTTCTCTAGCAGCAAAACCTGCTAGCATCATTCTTACTTCTGGTTGAGGGAAGTAAGGTAAATAATTATTGACATAACCACC